TGGACATGTTAGAAGATTACCAAAAGCTTATCTACATAGATTATTTATTAATAAAGAAGATAGAGTTGAGATATCTCGTATAAGTTTTGAAAAACATTTAGATAAAAAAATGAAAGCATTCGAGGAAAAATTAGAGAAACATTATGACGGAAAAGTCCTCGATTATATAAACGCTAAGAATAGCGATTTAAATCGTCATAGAGAATTAGTAAACAATAATGAAACATTATGAATAGTATACAAGTAAACAAACCCAATAAAAACAAGTTTGATTTATCACATGAGGTAAAACAAACTGGTAATATGGGTAAACTATATCCTTGTTTTGTACAAGATGTAATTCCGGGAGATAGTCTAAGAGTTAACACTCAACAATTAATCAGATTAAGTCCACTTTTAGCACCAATGATGCACAATGTAGATTTTAAGTTAGATTATTTTTTTGTACCATATCGTTTAATATGGGATGAATGGAAGGATTTTATTACAGGAGGTGAAGATGGAGACGATTTACCATCTTATCCACGTATGCAAGTTAGTAGCACTAATAGAACAAATTATTTGCAGAAAGGAATGTTATCTGATTATTTAGGTGTTCCACCTGCACAAAATACATTGACAGGTCCTACTAATGGAGGTGCATGGAATAATACTGCAAGTCAAGGCTCAGAAAGACACGATATTAGTGTACTACCTGCAAGAGCATATCAGTTAATATACCATGAATATTTTCGTGACCAAAACGTTGGCACAGAGTATCCACAGTACACAAATTCAGGATTAATTTCAAGTCCAACAGAGTTAAATAATACATGGACAATAAGAAATTCAAATTGGGAGAAAGATTATTTTACAAGTGCTTTGCCATTTTTACAACGAGGAGGTGAAGTAGTATTACCATTAGGAAATGTATTACCAGACCCATCTAAATCAGGTGATTTACAAATTGGAGGTGGAATATTTCAAGCTGTTACAAGTAGTACAAGCCCAGTTGATATTACAGTTGAGGCACCAACAATTAATGAATTAAGAAAAGCAACAGCATTACAACGTTGGTTAGAATTAATGGCACGTGCTGGTTCACGTTATAGAGAGCAGATACATGCAATATTTGGTGAGCGTATTCCAGATTATACAGTACAAGTACCTCAATATCTTGGTGGTGGTAAGACAGCTATAATGATTAGTGAAGTTTTGAGTACATATGCGCAAACATCAAGTGCAGCATCAGGAGCTAGTCAAGATAGACCACAAGGAGACATGTCAGGTCATGCATTAGGTTTAGGTGATAATATAGGTTTCCAACAATCATTTAATGAACATGGTATTGTATTAGGTTTATGTCGTGTAATTCCAAAATCAAGTTATGTACAAGGATTATCAAGGTTCTGGCAAAAGTTTGACAAGTTTGATCATTATTTCCCACAATTCGCGAATTTAGGTGAGCAAGAGGTATATGCTAAAGAGATATATACAAGAGGAAGTAAAACATTAGACAACCAAATTTTTGGTTATCAACAACGATACGCAGAGTATAAGTATGCTCAAAATCGAATCGCTGGTGATTTTAGAGATACATTGGCACATTGGGAGTTATCACGTAGGTTTAGCACTACCCCACTATTAAATCAATCATTTATAGAATGTGATAGTGATGAAGTATCAAGAATATTTGCAATAGAAGATCCAAATGAAGATAAAATCTGGATGAGTTTATTTCATAAAGTAGATGCGTTAAGACCAATACCATATTTTAGTAACCCACAATTAAGTTAAACATGAAAGTAGTAAAGGATAAACAAGAGGATTTCCAACAAAAATGGAAAGAGCATAAAGAAAATTATATTAAAGAAAATTCATTAGAATCAATGGTATATGAAAATGGAAATGCAGTTGCATTTTTATACAAGGAAGTTCAAAAGTTGAATGCCAATATTATGTCAGTATTAAACAAAAAAGATGAGTAAATTAAAAGATAGATGGAACATCATTAATGATGATGTTCATGTAAATTCAGGTGAAGTAATTACTAAGCCTAATCAACATCAGTCAATTCGTGATATTTTATTTAGAAATACACAAGGAATGACGTATGATAATTATAA